GGGTCGTTCTATTGCCCCTTTTCAAATTGAAAAGGTCAATAGCGAACTTGGGGCGGAAAGCACTTTCTCTACTGTCCAATTCGACACTTCTTTAGTCGGCGTAGGTGACAAGGGGATAGTTGAATGTGACAGTTATAAGAGCGATAGAATTGACATCAAAATTCCAGATCTCATTTATGATTTTAATAATGAAAATAATTCAACAAAACGCGTTCATGGAATTCGTGACTTTCAAAAACGTTTAGCTTTTTGGAATTACCCTTTATCTTCCAATAATAGCACTTACCCAGATCGACGACTTGTTTATAATTATGAAAATGATTCATGGGGTATCTATACAGACTCATTAACATGTTTTGGAACATTTCAGAGACAAACATCTAAGAAATGGCAAGAGTTTTCAGCTATTGTAGGTTCTAATACGTGGCAAGCTCAAAATTACCCTTGGATAGATCGACCAGCATTATTCCCATATATTGTTGGAGGAAATCAGCAGGGATATGTCGAAATATTAGATGTCACAACTACTAATGATGTCAGTCTGTTTATTCAAAATATTCAAGGTTCGGGGATCACTTCTAATGACCCTCCTATAGTTATTACTAGCACAAGGCATAATTTGCAAACCGGTGATATTATAAAGATATCTGGCTTGCTTGCTGCTGACCCTTATGCTGCTATTTTAAACGGAAATGTTTATCAAATTACGAAAGGAGATAATGCAAATGCAAGACCTAATGACAAATTTTCCATTCGAACTTATGACCCTATTACTGGCCAATTTAGCACTCCAGCTCTTGCAGTAGCTTCTACGTATAAGGGTTTTGGCCAAATATCAGTTAGAGATAATTTTAGTATTGTTAGCAAAAAGTTTAACTTCATTGACGATGGTCAAAACATCCAAATGGGTTACTTAGACGTACTTCTTGATAATACTGATCGTGGTGCAATTTCTTTATTTGTCTATCTTGACTACAACAATGACTCTCCTGTCAATACTTTCCCCGAAAATGAATTAGTTGATGGGAATAGTCAACCAGATACTTTCTTTAATACCGTCGTTCCTACTACTACAACATCTGGGTTGAATGTTAGCAAGAATTGGCAACGGGTGTTTTGTCCTGTTAGGGGTGGTTTTATCACCCTTGAGTGGACTCTTAGTAATGCGCAAATGATTGGCGAAGAGCAAGAATCAGATGTTCAGATTGACGCTCAAATTTTATGGATTAGAAGGGCCGGTCGTCAACTTCCGGTAGGAATATAAGGATTAAAATATGGTATACAAACCAAACATTCCATTGCCAACGGACAACTTGAGTGTGTCCCAGAATGACTTATTACAAAACTTTACTTCAGCTAATACAAGTTTCAGTATAGATCATTATTCTTTTGATGATTTAACAACCAATAATGGCAGACATAAAGACATTCATATAGTCAAAAGGGTTGGTGATCCAGTTAATGTGGCGGGAGTAGAAATTGTATATTCCAAGGACTATACTCCTGACACAACAGGAGGAACGGCAGATACGCAATTATTTGCAATGACGGGAGCTGGGGGCATAAGTCAATTAACCGGTAATAGTTCCTTGCAAGAAGGTTGGTGTTGGATGGGTGGAGTATTATTGCAATGGGGCGTGGTTGCTGTTTCAAGTGGAAGTGGATCATCAAGTCATCGACAAGGAACAGTTACTTTCAAAGACCGTGTAGTTGGGGCATCAATCCCTTTTCCAAATAATTGTTTTGTGGTTACAACAAATTTAACCATTAGTGTTCAAGGAGCAACATCTCCAGCATCAAACACTTTATCTATTTTTTCTAAGAGTGCAACGAACTTTACTTGGACATTCAATACTAGTGGGAACATAACTGATCAGCCACAATTTTACTGGATGGCGATAGGTAACTAATGACATCACCAACAAGTCAAGAATTTGAAAGTTACGTTCCTGTTTATGATGCTGTCCCAGATAAATGGGAAGAGGCTAGGCCATTCATTGTTGAGAATCTTAAAAAGATTTCCAACGCTGTAAATCTCCGAACTATTGGTTGGTTACTAGATGAAGAGTTGCTGAGCGGTCAAGCCTTTATACCGGGAACTGGTTTAACCGGAACCTCACAACAATACAGACAGGTTTTAAGAAAGGTCATTGATTTTGGAGCTTTGCCAAATACAGCAACAAAGTCAGTTGCTCACGGAATTACTTTTGACGCAAACTTTACTTTAATACATATGTGGGCTAGCGCGACAGATCCAACGGGATTACAGGCGTTTCCTATACCATTTGCCGATCCGACTGTTCCAACATCAACTGTTAGCGTCTATATGACTAATACAAATATAGTAATATCAACCGGTAGCAATCGCTCAGCTTTCACAAGATGTTTTGTTTTTATCGAATACATACAAGAACTTTAAGGAGTATGTTATGGCTTTTTTTGATGCAGTAAAGGGAGTTTTGGGAGGAGGGATTTTCTCAAAAGGTGCTAGAAATGCAGCAGGTAATTTCCTTACTGGTACTCCTGACAAATACGAACAAATATCAACTCTAAGACCAGATCAACAACCTCTTTCACAACAAGCCGTTCAAGCTGGGTTAAATAGAGGGGCTGGCGGTGCTTTTGGAGATGCAGCGGATTATTACAGAAATAACCTAAGTGATAACCCTGCGGATTTCGATGCTTTTGCAGCACCCCAAATGAGACAGTTTAACGAAGAAATTATACCGGGTATTAGCGAGCAATTTGCAGGGATGGGATCAGGTGCTTTATCTAGTTCAGGATTTAGAAATGCTGCTGTTAATGCTGGGACTGATTTAAGCGAGAGGCTTGGAGCTATTAGAGCAAATTTAAGACAATCTAGCGCGCAAGGTTTACAAAACATCGGACAATCCGGATTACAACCATTCCAAGAGAATGTATTTAGACCGGGAACGCCCGGACTACTTGATTCATTAGCTCCGGCAGCTGGACAGGCTGCAACTGCTTATTTTGGTGGGCCAACAGCAATGGCAAGCCAAGGTTCTAATTGGTTAAGTAATGCTTTTGGTGGAAAAAATGTAGGTCAACAAACTAGCCCATATGGAAATAACAATAGTCCATCTGGCCGTCTGCCAAATAGGGGGTACTAAATGGTTCAAATTATCCCACAACAGGGAAATATTTTTGGTCGTATCGGACATGGATTAGGTCAAGGCATTGCCGAACAATTGCCAAAAGAAATTGAACGGTCCAGATTGGCGGGTGGTTTAAAAGACTTGGAAAATCAGCAAGGGCTTACACCATTTCAACAGTTTTCAAGGTTGGCATCTGTACCAGGAATTACTCCGCAAATGATTCAAAGTGGTACTGATTTACTTAGACAACAGGCAAGAGGTCAGGCTTTATCTCAAGGAACATCCCAACAAAACCAACCTAACCCATCTCCATTTCCTAATCAAACGGAACCTAATAGAATTGGTCCAGCTAGTAAAACTCCATCACTTACAAAAGAGGATATTTTAGAAAAGGTTCAAGAAGGGTATATCCCACCAACTATTAAAGAAAGAGATGCGTTAGCTGGACAAGCATATAATGAGAATCCAGCATTTTTTGCTAACGATCCTCAAAAAGCTTTAGATTGGGCAGATTCAAACATAGCTCAAGAAGAGAAAATTGCGCAGGCTTATCAAAATAAACATTCAAACCTCACAAATATACAAGATAATGTGGTTAAAAGATTGAATGATCAATCAGAAAGATTAAATACAAAAATTCCAGCGGAACTATATAGCCAAATTGAAGACAAGGCAATTCAGGCTACAAAACCAAAAAAAGATGGTGGCCAAGGATTAACAGAACAACAAGCGGTAAAAGATTTTGGTGAGCACATGAATAATGCTTCCCGTACTTTTGCCAAAGTTAAAGAGTTAGGCGGAGGGTGGGGTGTAACTTTAAGATCACCTACTGAATCTTTACGTGCTATGAAAAAATTACAAAGCGAAATGGAAGCGTTAGACCAGACAGATAATTATGCTAAGGAATTAATATCACAAAGTCAACTTTCTCCTACGTTTGCTTATGCTATTGCGGAGCCCGTTTCTAGGGTTCCATCTGTAAATAATTTTATTAAAAGTCTTCCTGGATTAGAAAAGATTGAGACTTTGGCAGAAACTAAGTCTAATCCTGCTGTGGCTATTCCTAAAACATTAGAGATAGCTCCAAAGTTAGCTAATTTCATAAAACAAAATGAAAAGGCTAGTCCTCTTGCTATTGCTTATGAAATTGAAAAAAAAGGATACGATGGAAAAACATGGCTGCAATATATAGCCGACCATCCTGAATTAAATTTACGTGCTAGACAATCAGAGCAAGCTTCAACGCCAATTAACGAGATTGCTCCTTGGAATGATTGGTGGCTATCATCATTTACAGGTATTGAATAGGGAGAAAAATGGAACCATATCAAAGAGCTACAGAAGAAATTAGAAGACAAGGCGAGCTACCATTGGATCTTGCAAAAAAAGCTGTCAGTGTTGGTTCAGCTGCTGCAACAGGGCTAGCAGGGGGAGCGGCTATTGGTCGTGTTCTTCCCTTTCTTAATAAATATGTCCCTCAAGACTTAGCGATAAAAGGTCTTAGTAAATTAGATCCTCGTTTTGGTAAATTTATTAATAAAGCTTTATCAGCCGGTCAGTCTTTTGATGAAATTAAAGATTACATTGGAGGAAAAGCGGAAGAAGAAGAACAGAAAGTAGCAAAAGAAAGCCGAAATATAATCCAACAATACTCACCTGAACTTCATCAATTTATTGATCAAGAAGTAAAAAAAGGTAACTCCCCTTTTGAGGCTGGAACGCGTGCGCAAAAGGACAAACGCTTTTCAAATATCATAAGTAAATTATCGAAAGACCATAAAACGCCATGGTCTAATATTATTGAAAGCGTCTTCAGAAATGGCTCTCCTGATCCAAAACAGGAAGCCGTAAAGAAATTTAAAGAACATCAAAAAAAACAATCCACTCTTGAAAGAGAATCCAATCGTTTTGGAGAGTATTATGATGTAATGAACCCTCCTGGATCGATGCCATCTCGTCCACCGTCAGCAGAACAACAAGCGTTTACTCAACCAGCACAACAACAAATGCAACAACAGCAACCAGGACAACCGGGACAAGGCCAACAAGCTTTAATGGCCATGCTTCAAAAGATTAATCAGCGTCTTGGTCAAGGTCAGTAATGAACGCAGATGAATTAGAGGAAATGCTACGCGAGTTACTCGCTAGTATACAAGAAACCATCCAATCTGGGGAAACTCTGACAGATGAGGTTCAAGGTATGCTTGCGGAAACGCTCAATTCTATGACGGAGAGGATTGATCAACTAAGACAACAACCACAAGAGCAACAACAACCACAAGAGCAACAACAGCCACAGGGAAGACAGCCATTTCAAGGCAATGTTGAACCAACAGTTAATGAAGCCCCTCCTTCGCCGGATGCCCAGCTTCTATGGATTCTAGCAGGGCAGCAAGAAGACGCTTTCGTATCTTACTTAAGGGAATACCCAAGCCCGGCAACGCAAGCCCTATTAAACAACCCTACAGAGCTAAACAGGGTTGTTGAGTTTCTTAATGCCATGATGCCGCAAGGACAGCCGGCGTTTTTTCATGGATTCCAACATACCGATCTTAATAGTTCTAATATTTGGGGTACTAAATACGACCCTAAGACAGGCAAGTTAGGTGTTAGATTTCAAGGTGGGGCTGAGTATGAATATGATGGCGTGCCGGCTAATATCTATAATGCCTTTGCTAAAGGACAGGCTTCAGCCAAAACAACTGGATCAAATAATTATGGTACTTGGTGGAAAGGGAAAAACCCGTCTATGGGAGCGGCCTTAAATCAGTATATTAAGGCCGGTGGATTTAATTATCGGAGATTGCGTTAATTTCCTTTTACTTTTTGAATCATTAATAATTTTTCATGAAAATCTTGCACTTCATTATGAATTGCTCGAACAAGTTCTCTAGTTGATTCTAGCTTTGCATCTGTATGTCTTTCATCTGCTCTAGATTCTGCCCTAACCCATAAAAATAAAGGAATAATCATAGCAGCATTTGCAATGAAAACACCTAGAATTGTAAGAATTGCAGCCGCTTCCATATATACCTCCGTTTTCTATATTTTAACAAATATCACTACTCATTTCAAGGCAAGACATTTTTTGATTTTTCTAGTTAATAAATAAATTTATTGATAACATGGCTATAGCGTAAGTAGAGTCGCTCTCTACGGATTAAGGCTGTATTTTACGAGATCGCCGTCGTAATAGTTGATTTTTTTTATCAAATTATTACTTCGAGGTGATTTTATGACAGCTTCTTTAGGCAATTTTACTGGTGGTGCTTTCTCTACCGGTGACGATCAATTCGTTTATCCTCAATTCATTACAGCTATGCGCGCCCCAACTACTCAGGATATATTTAATCCGGGTACAAGATGGATGAATTCAAGCGTAAATCCTCGCCTAATATATGAAACATGCGGTGGTGGTGATTGGGATGTTGGCGGTGTTCAGCCGGCTACGACTCTTACATATGGTACTGTAACTCTAACAGATAATACTTTCCCTATTGCAACTAAAGCTTATGCCGATGCCTTGGCTATTGCTGGTGCGCCTGTCTCGACAACATCAGTTGCCGGTATTGGTAAATTAGCTTCAGATGTACAGGCAGTAGCAGGAACAGCCTCAACTCCGGCAGTTGCTTTATTCGTTACACCTTCTAATCTAGCAGCTGTATTTGCTGCGGCTCCAGCTATTGGCGGAACAACTCCTGCTGCTGGTTCGTTTACTACTTTAGCAGCATCAAGCACATTGACAGTAACTGGCGTAGCTTCACTCAATGGCTCAGCGACTATCCTTTCTGCTGGTACAGCTATTAATATTGGTTCCGATGCTTCAGCAGACGCAATCAACGTGGGTACTGGTGCAGCAGCGAGAACAATTACTTTGGGTAACTCTACAGGGGCTACATCAATCGTTCTTAACTCTGGAACAGGTGCTATTAACGTTGGAACGAATGCGATTGCACATACTGTTACTATCGGTAACGTTACAGGTGCAACATCTGTAAATATTAATGCTGGTTCTGGTGGTTCAACCATCACAACAACAAACTCGACTTTAGCTTTAGTTTCTGGCACAGGCGCAACAAATATCGGTACAGATGCAGCAGCTAAAACAATCACAATTGGTAATTCTACAGGCGCAACTGCTGTCGTAATCAATGGCGGTACAGGGGGCGTAACTGTTGGGGCAAATGCAATTGCACAAACAGTCGTTATCGGAAACCAAACAGGAGCTTCTGCCGTTACAATCGATTCTGGTACTGGGGCATTAAATGTCGGAACTGCAATCGCTAAGACAATTACAATAGGTAACGTTACTGGCGCAACAGCTGTAAATATCAACGTCGGCACAGGAAACTTTGCTTTAAATGGCGTTGCCGGTTCTACATATACAGTTGGAGCATCTACCACAACGGGTTCAATGACTATTGGTGGTACAGCACAAACAGGAGATATAGTTCTAGGATCTTCAAGTGGCACAAATGCCGTTAAAATCATGAATGGTTCAGGTGCTGGAACGTTAAGTTTAGGAGCCGTGCAAGTTGCTGGTGCAATCAATATGGGAACAGCAATGACCACCGGAACAATCACGGTTGGCGGTACAGGTCTACAAACAGGAACAATTTCTATTGCTCCGGGAACAGGCGCACAAACAGTGGCAATTGCTACTGGAGGAACAGGCGTTAAGACTGTAAATATTGGTACAGGCGCAATTGGTAACATCATAACTATAGGAACAGTCTCAGCTGCAGCAAGTCTTTCATTATTAGTAGGGACAGGAAACTACTCATTAAATGGTGCAGCTGGCTCGACTTATACGATCGGTGCGGCAACAACTACAGGAACTTACACACTAGGTGGTACAGCTCAAACAGGTACAATCACATTAGGGTCAAGTTCTGGTGTTAGCACTCTCAAAATACAAGCAGGTGCAGGCGATTCAACAACCACAATCGGTGAAGGTATTGCCGGAGCTAATACTACAAGCTTAAATAGCGGTGCTACTGCAGCAAGTTCTACAGTAAACATCATGACCGGTGCAATGACTGCGGGAACTCATGCCGTCAACATCTTGACTGGCGCATCTAGCGGTGGTACTGAAACATTTAACTTAGCTACAAGCACAAACGCCGTGGCCATCAATTTAGGTACAGGCGCAACAGGTGTTAAGACAATCGCAGTAGGCGGAACGGCAGCTAACGTTATCACAATTGGTAACACGCAAACGGCTGGTTCGATTGCAATGGGTGCGGCAATGACAACAGGTACTATCACAATCGGTGGTACAGGTCTTCAAACTGGAACGATCACATTAGGTGGCGGAACAGGGGCGCAGACAGTCAACGTTGCAACAGGCGCAACAGGAATTAAAACCGTTCATATCGCTGACTCAGCAGTTGCTAACGTCGTTACTATGGGATCAACAACAGGAGCCGCAGCAACAACAATCCAAGCCGGAACCGGCCTTATCACAATGGCTGGAAAAGTAGCGTTAAACTCTGCCGCTGGTCCTCAAGTGTTGGCAGGTGCAGGCGATCCGGGTGGCGTAGTTACAGCTCCTCAAGGTTCTCTATGGCTTAGAACTGACGGAAGCTCAACAAGCACAAGAGCTTATATCAATACAAATGCTGGAACCGGTTGGACAGCAATAACAACAGTAGCATAACCCACAAAGGAACTATACATGCAAATAATCAATAGAATTGAATTGAAATTAGAAAATTTCGACAAGTGCGCAATACAATGTGATCATGATTGCCCATTAGGAATTTTATATGATTATTCATGTGCTTTACAGTCTTTTATTTTTGAAAAAATGAAGGCTGCTAAGGATGCCCAAAATCCAGTAGAAGAAAAACAAACAGATATTCAACCGGAGTAATTATGTTACAAGAAGAACTCATGAGCGTTCAATGTGTTACGAAAGCTGTTTTTAATCCAGCTTCTCTATCAGTAACCTATCAAGCAATGAATGGGACTGGGTTCGATGACACAATTAAAATCCTAAAGATTTATAACCCCTCTACGACTGTCAGCATTGATGTCAGTCTAGATGGGGTTAATAATCATGATTTTATCCCTCCCTTGTCAACTCTGATTGTTGATTTTCAAACTAACCATGCTGATTCGGCATCGTATGGAGCTGGTACTTTAAACGTTCGGAGAGGTCAAATTCTCTGGGGTAAAACGGCTGAATCACCAACTTTTCTGCAAATGATCGGATACAAATAGGGGTAATATGTCACAATTTTATCAAGGTGTAACAGCTGGTGCTTTACCTCCTAGTGTTCCATTACAATTTACTACGGATGCCGGAATAGCAACTCCTGCAGCTAACAATTTGAATGTATTAGGTGGGACGGGAGCTACAACATCCGGCTCCGGTAGTACAATTACTGTTACCGTAAAAAACGATGGTTTCGATTGGTCAGAAAAAAACGGGGATTTTGCAGCCTCAGTGCAAAATGGTTATTTCTGTAATGTTGCTTTAACGGCAACACTTCCGGCAACGGCTGGAATCATTTTGGGAAACTCTGTCATTATCTATGTAGACACGACAGCAGTTATTGTTGTTCAGGCTAATACAGGGCAATTTATACAAGTTGGCTCTTCCATTTCTGGTGCTTCAGGGACGGCTACATGTGCCATAAATCAAAAAGGCTCAATTTTAGAATTAATATTTAAACCATCAGATTTAACATGGCACATGATTTCAAGTGCTGGTACTTGGACAACAGTTTAAAGGTAAATTATGGCAGCAGCAAACTCATTAAACATTAATCAAACAGGCCTAGTCGCTTTCGATGGAACGTCTATTTTCTACGGAAGAACCTTAACTGCTGGGACTGGAATTTCTATTTCTAACGGTAATGGAGCTTCTGGAAATCCTATAATTACAGCAACATCAAGTGGAAGTGGAGCAGTAATAGCTCGCGTGTTTACTTCCACAGGTACTTACACGCCTACAACGGGAATGACTTATTGCATCGTAGAAGTTGTTGGCGGAGGAGGCGGCGGAGCTGGCGCAGCAGCATCGGGAGCAAATACTGGATGTGTTGGTGGTGCTGCTGGTGGCGGGGGTTATGCAAGAAAGGTTTTTACTGCCGCTTCAATAGGAGCTTCTCAAGCTGTTACAATTGGAGCTGGTGGATCTGGTGGAGTGGCTGGTAATACCCCAGGAAATGTGGGGGGAACGACTTCGTTAGGTGCTCTTATTAGTGCCACTGGAGGAGTTGCTGGTGTCAATACAGGCGCACCAAATGGTGTCCGTGTCGCAAGCGGTACAATAGGTGGTGTTGGCGTTGGTGGTGATTTCAATGCACGCGGGAATTCTGCTGGGGAATCATGGACAGGTTTTTTTACAGGAATATTTCAGCTTAGTTCTACAGGTAATGGTGGTAATTCAATTTTTGGTGGTGGTGCTTTAGGTCAATCAGCGGAAGGGTCTGCTTCACTTGCCGGTAATGCTGGAAGCAATTATGGCGGTGGCGGCGCAGGAGGACTATCTTGCGGTGGTACAGCGGCAGCAGCTGGAGGAAATGGGGCGCAAGGAATTGTGATTATTACAGAGTTTCTATAGCACTCGGTCTAAATATTAACCTCTAATGGGAACAAAAAAATTAGAGGAAAAATAGCCACTAGCTTTCTCAAAAAATGTTTTCTGTTTGGATTCTTCTATTTCATTCGGGGGAATAATATCTTCAGCAAAGCAACATGAAGCGAAAAGAATAAATATAAATGTAATTTTTTTCATAGGTTCCTACAGGTTTTAATATATTAAAAAAATATATCGTAAAATCTTTTTAAACGTAAGAAAAAATGATCTCTCATTAATAGGAAACAAATATGTGGATTAAACTTATTAGCCTTTCAATGATGGCTTTATCATCTTCATGTACTATAAGCTTTCAAAACATCTCTACAATTGGCGAGGCTTCGGATATCGTTGATGAAAATCAAGACGCAAGAGCCGATGTAAGACCAAATGTAACGCTTGTTTAAAAAATCATTACACAATATAATGTGTATTGTATTCATCTCCTATAGGGGGGGCGTCGTATGCGCTCTCCCCGTTTTTATTCTGGCATTATCCGATCATTAATAGACTTATAGAATTTCTTTTCTTCAAGAATCATCTGTTCGATATATTCGTCATCCCGTTTAACCAAAATATCCACTCCATCAATACCATCAAAGCTAAAATAGTAAGCTATTTCAGCATCGCAAACAGACATTTGATGCTGTATTTGTGGGTAATAATGCTTCGGTACTTTCCCGTTTAAAGCAATATTATGATCTATATTTCCCGGACATTTGATTTCAACAATGATATTATCGGTTGAAAGCCCATCTAAGCTGGCCATCATCCAAGGATGTTTTTTTGATATAATCACTACAGGTTCAACAAGTATACCCGTTTTAATTGAAAATAACTCACGCGCTAATGGCTCTAAATCATTTCCTCGCTGCATATGTTTCGTTGGTTTTTGCCAAGGTATGTCAGTAGTTTTCTCAATATAAAGCTGTTTAATGTCCTTATACTTACTAACCCCCATAATTACGGTGGCATCTGTTGCGGTGATTTTACTTTTACGAAAGGTCAACCATTCTTGCGTCCCCTGGACAAAAGCCAGGGGATTTGTTTCGATCATAAAGCCTGCTCTTTATCTATTTTAAGCTGCTTAGCGTGTACATTATTCATTTGCTTAAAAGCGGCAACCCTTACCCTTTCGAACTCTTCTAATGGAATTTCTGAAAGACTAGCGGCATTAAACTGACGTTTAATTGACTTCATAATTAACTCTTTATACGCATCCCCGCATTCATCAAGAATGTTTGCTAGGTCGGCAATTTGAGTTTCTGAAAGTTTAAATGTTACTGTAGTCGGAACATCTGCTTCTGAAAAAATGCCGGGAGTATAACACTCTTGATCTTTAGCAAATGGATCAGCACCTATAAATAATGCATCCAGATTGATCGGTCTTTCATTGAACTTGTCTTTTACATGGTCAGGCAATTTTTTATGAGGAACAGGGTTAACCGTATATTCTGTTTCTAGCTGTTCGCCTTTCTTAATAACTTTGATATCGTAGAAATAAGGCGACCCCCAATCTTCGTCGTTACACAACGCTTCAATGCTGTTTCGAATGGAAGCTTGGGTTAGATGTAATATTTGTATCTCTTCCTCAATGTGATTCCATATGATCATTGACCAAAAGTGTTTAACAGGTTTTTTTGGATCAATTGGTTTTGGCTTATTGTCAAACGCAAAGCGGATTGGCTTTTTATCAAGCCAGTCTTCCCATCCAAGGATCGGTTGAGACAGTATGCGAAACTTATTTTCCCCGTCTTGCATCTTCATGTAAAAAGAAGCTGCCTTCGGTGCTTGATAATCTTGGGGTAAAAATACTATTTTAGTCATCGTCGTCCTCGCTATAGTTTTCAATAAAATATGTTTCATAAGCTTTGTAATTGTCATTAAGTGCTAAAAAATGGGATTGATCTAAATCGAGTTCGTCAGCTAAATTTATCGCTTCTATACATTCATTATCATATGCAGCAGCAAGGATCTGTGTGAAAGAATCAATCTTGTCTAGGCGGACGATTGTTGATAATTTCGTAGTAACTTCTTGTTGTTGCTCTTTAATCCTGTTTTCCAGAAACATTATTTGGTTATATTCTTGAGTGGAATAGTTGTCCCAACCGTAATTTTGCATCATGCACCTATCATTTGGTTATTTTTAATATACTTTTCAAACCATTCTTTTTCTTCTTGCTCGGCAAGATCTTCTTCTAGTTGATAGATCATATTAGTTGCTTGTTTAGCCCATTCCTCTAACATATCTACATGAATTTTAAGGGTTTGTATTTGTTTTTTAACTTGATGTAATTCCACTTAAGCCTCCTTTGTTTTGTATAAACAATAGCGAATTGCGTTGTTTTTGTACACAATAAAATGTGTATGCTCACAAATCTTGACATTAAACATAGGATTAGCTAGGGTAACGCCTCAACAAGGAGATTATTATGAAACTTAAAGTATTTTTAGCCATAAATGACATGACACTTACAGAGTTTGCTAAAAAAGTTGATACCGGCGTTCAATATCTATCTTCCATTAGCTGCGGTAGAGCAACACCTAGTAAGCGTTTAGTAAAAGATATTGTGCAAGCCACTAACGGTCAAGTAACTGCGGAAGATTTAATGAACAAGCTTGTATGTTCTCATTGCGAGCGGTTGATTACAGATTGTAATAACCAAACCATGCAGCAATTAGAAGCAAAAACAGGATAAAAAATAATAGGTTGAAATCATTCGATGGGGGAATTGGCACTATCTATACCTATCTGCTGGTTAAAAAAATTAATATAATCATTCCAACCTTTTTTGAGATAGTTTTTAAATAAATCCTTGAAAGTTTTTGGCGTTGAGAGTAGAACTAGAGAGCGCGGAAAATAGGATTACATGATTATACAGCAATCGTTTGATGAGCTTCCTCCGAAGGCTTATTTGCTGCAAGTGTTGGATAAAACTGCTAAGATATTCATGACGTGGAAAGATTTATCTAGGTTCTATAATAAAAACTCCTTCAAAACTAGCCTGCGGAGACTTAGTGATGAAGGACTTTTAGATTATGAAGAGACCGAAAACGACATTTGTATTGAATTAGTTCGTTGGGACGACTAAAATTAAAAACCCCTAGCTTTTTAGGCTAGGGAACTACGAGAAGAAATTCTTAGCATACTCAACCATTTTTTTCTTAGCGGGAAAAACTGAGCATACTTAACTTACTTTAAAATATACACAAGACATATATCATTATGCATACGTTAGATTTAATCTCTACACAAAATACTGC